GACACAATCAATTGTTAAAAGTAGAGTTGAATCACAAACCAACCCGGACGTTGCGATTGCACTCAACACCCTAAGAGAAGTGTCCCGCGAAATACAATCAGAAGGATGGTCTTTTAATAAAGAATACGACTATCCTATTACACCAGATTCAAACAATGAAGTAGTTATTGCTAACAATATACTTCAGATAGATTTGAATGCTACCTATACACAGAACATGGATAGAGACAGCATCAATCGTGAAGGCAAACTTTATGATAAGACTGCTCATTCATTTACCTGGACAGACGAAAAATTATACGTTGATATTATTTGGTACTTTGATTGGTCTAGTATTCCTACTCCTATTCAAGCATTTATTATTGCTAAGTCTGCTTCTATTGTATCTAGTAGAATCATTGGTGATCCTAATCAGTTCCAGATGCTACAACAGAAGGAAGCTCTTGCACGTTCTACAGCTTTAGAATATGAGTGTAATCAAGGAGACTATACATTCTTTGGTACTCCTAAAGGTAAGAACTTCTATCAAAGCTACCAGCCGTTCCATACTTTGATTCGCTAATGCCAGCAGTAACACAACTAGTACCAAACTTTCTTGGTGGTGTGTCTCGCCAAAATGATGACAAAAAATTATTAGGACAAGTAACTGAATGCATTAACGGTTACCCTGATCCTACCTTTGGTCTACTTAAGAGACCAGGGATGCAACATACAAATGTATTAAAGAAGGCTAATGGTACTGCATTTACTAAGGCTGAATTAGATGGTGCTATTTGGTTCTTTATTGAACGTGATGCAGCTGGTTCTTATGTTGGTGCTATTAAAGGTTCTAACATTTATGTATGGACTACAACTGATGGTACCTTCTGTACTGTAACTAACAATGCAGCTTCGTATTTAACTGGTACTACACAGAAAGACTACCACTTCCGTAGTGTTCAAGATGTTACAGTTATTACAAATAAGACTGTTACAACTGCTATGCAAGCAGCAGGTACATTTGTCTCAGGTTCAGTAGCTACGTTAAACCTAACGTCACTTATTGCTACTTATGTTTACTCAACAACTATTCAAGGTGTAACATTTTCAGTTACGGCTCAGAATGCTACAACATATGATGACATGTTGTTGTATGATGGTAGTAGTATCAATGCTTCACATCATCTTGTTGATGCAATTAAAGCAGGTATTGAGGCACAACAAGCTGCAAGTAATGCAGCCTTTGCAGGCTCTTGGTACCTAGAAGGTTATACTACTAGTCTTGTTATTAAACGTACTAATGGTAGTAACCAAGTTGTAACAGATTATAGTGCACCATCAGGTACACCAGTAGCATTTACTATTGATGCTAAAGGTGGTCCTACTAACTCATCACTAGAAGCATTTCAAGATTCAGTTACAGATATATCTAAACTACCTGTTGAGTCTTTTCATGATCACAATGTACAGATTTTAAATAGTGCTTCTGCTGAAGATGATTACTACGTTAAGTTTGTAGCTTTTGATGGTGTAAGAGGTAGAGGTTATTGGCAAGAGACTGTATCACGTACTGCCTCACCTGGTCTTAATGCAGCTACTATGCCACACCAGTTAGCAAATACTGGTCCTACTACATTTACATTTGGTCCTCTTACATATACAGCTAGACAAACTGGTGATGATGTAACAAGTCCTATCCCATCTTTTATTGGATTTCCTATCCAATCTACTTTCTTCTATAGTAATAGATTTGGTGTGTTGTCTCAAGATAATGTATTCTTTGGTACAGCAAACGATTCATTTAACTTCTTTGTTAAGTCTGCTACAGTACAGGTTGCATCAGACCCTATTGATCTAAACGTATCTAGTGTACGTCCTGTTACACTATCTGATGTTCTACCTTCTCCACAAGGTTTACTATTATTTAGTGCACGTCAACAGTTTCAAGTGTATGCTTCTGACTCTAACATTTTAACACCTACTACATCAATCATTAAAGACCTTTCAAACTATGAGGTAGATCCTGATATAGCACCTGTTGATGTTGGTACTACTGCAGCATTTATTACTAAGGTACCTGGATATAGTAAACTATTTACTATGCAACTACGTGATGTGGATCAAGGTCCACTTGTGGTAGACATTAGTAAGGTTGTACTTGAATGGATTCCAGAAGGTATTGATGGTTTAACAGTTAGTCCACAAAACTCTGTTATCATGCTGGTAGATAGTGGTACCTCGTATCTTTATCTATTTAGATACTTTAATAATGGAGAGAAGGATCTATTTCAAGCATGGACAAAGTGGCAACTACCTGGTACTATTCAAACAGCAGATATCATTAATGATTCTGTATTCATTGTATCACAACAAGAAGATGAATATACACTGGGTAAGATCGTTCTTGATGAGATACCCACAGGAAGCTCTGTGGCAGGCGCTACTACCATTAATGGTAATACAAGCCTAGACATGGCTACAAGGCCCGTCAAGCCGACTCCAAGTGTCAATGCGGTGGTGTATGACTCAACGAACAGTGTAACTAAAATCTATGTACCTTACACACCATTTCAACAGACTAAAGGTGTGATGCTTCTTACTGTTCCAACAGCAGATGTAGGTACAGATGCAGCAGTGGATGCTGATGCTGGTTTCTATCTAGAGGCAATCGAACGTACAGAGATTGGTACAGGTTATCATTACTTTGAAGTTAAAGGTGACTATTCTAGTTATGCTGATGGTATTGTTGTAGGTTATAACTATGACTTTGAAACAACATTACCTAAGTTATACTATAAAAAGGATCCTAACACCTCTGATTATACAGCTACATTAACTATCTCTAGGGTAACATTCTCTGTAGGTAGGACAGGTCCAGTGCAATTTAAAGTAAAAGCAGAGGGATCTGATGAGTGGAAGAATGTAGAATATGTAACAGACGCTAATATCTATAAAGCAGATAGTAGTCCTATTACATCTGAACATCTTTTCACTATACCAATCCATCAACGTAACACTAATTTTGAATTAAAAGTGACAAGTAATTTTCCATACCCTGTGTCGTTGGTGTCAATGACGTGGGAAGGTAACTATTCACCACGTTTCTATAGGAGGGCTTAAAATATGTTTAATCCAAAAAATAATCTCCTTGAAGAGCAGCTTGCTGTTTCCGGTTTAGAGATGAGTCTTGACCCATTTGGAATCTTTGCAGTTGTTTCTGCTGTTTCCTCTATTGGTAGTGGCATTATGGGTGCTAACCAAGCATCTAAAAATAATGCTACAGCAAAACGTAACGCCGAAAACCAACAAGCATTTAACGAAGAAGTATCTCAAAGAACTAACGAATACAACGATAAGTTAGACATAGTTGATCAGGCTAATTATCACGCGATGCGTGACTACGGTTACGAAACTTCAATTAAAAATTGGAAGCGTGGTAAAGAACTAAAAAACTTTTCATTTGCACAAGAAGCAAAACAGTATGAAAAAAATCTTCAAATTACTTCTGGTCAAATTGGTTTAAATCAAGAAGCTGCAGAACAAGGTATTGAAGGTGAAGAAGCTTCACTTGAAGATATGTTTATCCAGCAACAATTTCAACGTGAAACTTCTTTGGGTGCATTAAAAGATGCATATATTGAACAAGCTTTTAATGTAAGAGAAGAACAAACTAAACTTCTTGGTATTAGAAGTAAACAAAATTTAGGAAATGCATCTATTACAAATCAAATAGATTCTTTTATGAAAGCTGGTTCTCTTAATAAACAAGCTTCTTTAGTAGAAGGTTTGTTAGCAGAGGGTAAGGCTTCTTTAGGTCAGGCTGGTAAATCAAGAATTAAAGGTAAACAATCTGCAACTGCCGCTTTACAACGTGGTCTTGTTGGATTAGAAGCTGAATTAACTGGTAGGCGTAAACAAGCTGGTATTGAGTTAGCACAATTAAATGCTGACACAAGTCTAGCTATTACAGGTGTTGGTCTTAACTTAGAAAAGATTAACAATGCTATTCAAAGCGCCGAAGGTGAAGTTGAATACAACGATAGAATTATGGCTGCTAATATGGAAAGTTCTATTAATCAAACACAACGTAACATAGAAGGAATTATACAACAGAAAAAATACACTGATTTAAATACAATATCATCTATGATGCTTAAACCTGAATTTACAGGTTATGATCCTAAACCTGAAATACCGCCTGAACGTGTATTTATTGAAAGACAGGAAGCAATTCCAGGTTTTGTACCAAACCCAGCTCAACAAAGTGTATGGGCACCAATTATCAGTGGTATAGGTAGTGCAGCAGGGGGTCTAGGAACAGCATATGATGCTGGTGCATTTGATTAACACATATCCAGGGTAAAAAATTTAACTAACTAAAAAACTTATGGCACGTCTTCAATTTAGATCAGCTACAAAATCAAAAGGGTTTGACCCAATTCAATTATCTAAAGCTAGCTTGTCTGAAATGGAGAAGCGTGACGCTAAAGTGTTGAAAGGCTTGAAGGAACAACATGCTGCTGAAATGCAACAGCGTGAAACTAACCTTCAAGCAATGAGGGAAAACATTGAATACACAGATCGTATAACAAAAGAAAATAGACAGATTGAAGTAGATAATTTAGAACGTGAACAAGCATCTCTTAATCAAATTGCTGACAGGGATAGGCAACAAGCTCAATATGATCAGCAAGCTACTGAAACTATTATAAGTAGTATTATTGATTTTAGTTCTACTGCAGCTAAAGTAGCCGCTAAATTTAAAGCTGATAAATTAGAAGAAGACGCAAAAAAAGTTGAGCAAACACAAGTTACTGCTGATGAACTTTTTACTGAAGATCAATATGATTTTGATAAAGCAATTAAAACTAATATAGAGGGTTCGTTACAGTCTACCACTGAAATTGCCAAAGACGGTGTAGAATCTAGTAAACCAAAATATGTAACAAATGAAAACCAACTTGCTGACAAAGGGTTTAATACAGCTCAGCAGCACCAGTATGATCAAAAAGTTTTTCAACTAAATTATAATACTCGTAAGACTCAACTAATAAAATCACCTGAATTTTTAGGTTATGATAGAGATCCAGTTGTAGCACAAAAACTTCATAATAAAGTGATATCTGACGTTAGAACTTTGATGCGTAAATCGCGTGGTATTACTAAAGTAAATTATTTTTCTGATGCTATTATAGCACTTAATGAACAACATAATGTTAACATATCTACAGCTACAAAACACAAAGAAGAAGATGTAATAGCTTATAGTGTTGAACGCTATACTGACTTAGCACAAGGTGGAACTACAGCTGAGATTACTCTTGCTAAACAAAAGATGACCAAGGTTGTAGGTTATGCAAAGACCCAAGACTTTATGTCAGATTTAGTAAAAAATGCTGATAGTCTAGAACAAATTGAGGCAATCGGTAATGTACCTACTGATAATGGAGAACTTTATTCTCAAAGATCGAAAAAAAGATTTGAAACTGATAAAGCTACCTGGATTGACAACCAAAATAAAATAGTAGCTGCTAGGCAAAAACAACGTCAAATTAATTATAATGAAACAGTTACTAATAACCAAGATAACTACATTGAAGCTCATAGATTAAACCCTGCTCAAGCTGCTATGTCAACAAGGCAGCAAGCAAGAGAGGTTGGTAATGGTACTCTTCATCCTATAATTACTCAGATTGAAGCTGCTCAGTTAAGAGTATCTACTACTGAGTTAGAAGAAAAGATTTCAAATGGTAGCCTATCTCTTAGTTATGTTAATAGTCTTCCTATTACATTACGAAAAGAAGGTATGACAGCTTTTAAAGCCTTGCGGGAACAGAAGTATGGAGTTGATAATAAAGACATTACAGACGGTATTATTAGTACAGCAAGGGATTTAACAGGAGTTATTGGTGATGGTCCAAATAGTGTACAAACCCTTCAAGTAAGGACTGCTCTTGATCGTCTTTATGTTAAGAAACGCCAAACTTTTGAAAATCCAAAAGAAGCATGGAATGAAGTTTTAAAGGAAGTAGAAGAATCTAGGACTAATCCAAATGGTCAATTTTTTGTTCAAGTAAATAGTGAAGGATTAAATAAAAATATTCTTCCTAATATTCAAAAACCTTCTAAAGATCAAATAGAACGTCTTAACTATGTACAGAAAAAAATGTTGGAGGTTGGTACAGATGCTGTCAATCAACCTTTTGTTTTAGACGATGCAGAAGGTATGGATCATACATACAAAACTTCTCAAGTACCTGGACAGATGGTTGATTTTGGTATTGGTATTCGAGAGTATGCAGATAAGTATGGATTCACATATACTGAAGTATTTAATGCCGCTAGAAAAGCAAGTAATGCTGCCATGAGTGAAAACAAACCACTAATTGGTCCTAGTGCTTTTGATCAAGTTAAAGATCCTAGAATACAAAAACTTATTTTTAATACTCATAACAATAAGACACAATCAATTCGTGGTGCCACAATGCAAGATGGTACTGCAAAAAATAGGTTACGCATGAGTATGGGTGGTTCCGATCAAAGTTTTAGATCTGAGAGCGTACCTTCTGGTTATGGTTCAATCATCTCTGATGCAGCTTCAAGAAACGGAATACCACCATCTATTCTTGCTGGATTGATTGCTACTGAAAGCGGCTTTGATTCCAGTGCTGTATCTCCTGTAGGTGCAAAAGGATTAGGACAATTTATGCCACCTACTGCAGCTGAGTTTGGTGTTAATGTAAATGATCCTGTTTCTAGTATTGATGGAGCAGCACGTTATCTTAGATATTTAACAGATTACTTTAACGGTAATTTAGAAAAAGCTATTTATGCTTATAATGGTGGTATGGGAAACATTGAGAAATTTAATGGTCCTATTCCAGGTAACCAAGAAAACCAAGAATACTTTAATAAAGTTATCACAAACTCTAATAGATACAAATGAATGATCCTGCAGCAAATGCAAATTTAGGTGAGGATTATGTACTTGATGAGAAGGAGCGTGAACGCGAACTTTCTAATGAACAGATTGAAGAAATTCAAGCAAGGCTAGCTGCTCAAGAAAAGCAACAAGTTGAAGCTGTTGAACAAGAACAAGTACAACCTGCTACGGCAGAACAACCCAAACCAATGCAACCAGAACCTCAACCCACGGGTGAGGACACACAAGAAGATAAGGGTTTTTTTGATTTATCAGGGGTAGGCCAAGGTCTTAGCTACTTTGGTCAACCCCTTGATGAAACCAATCAACAAGTTAAAGAACGATTAAGTGCACCAGGTCAAGGTATTATTGATACTGTTACAAATGCAGTAAACAAGATCCTACCAGATAACTTACAAATCCCTACTGCTACTAAATATGAAGATCAGGTAGCACAAGTAACAAGAGATATTTCTGCTGTTGTATTACCTACTGCTCTCTTGCAGGGTCGTGGTATGGCAGCAGGACAGGCTGCACAAGCTAGAGTTGGCTCTAAGCTAGGTGAGACAGCCTTTATGAAGTTCGTTGGCGCTAGGGGCGTAGAAGCTGCCTCAGCGTTAGCTGTTGGTTCTGTCGCTGAACCATACGAAGAAGGTGATAACTTTTCTGGAATGGTTAAGAAAGCACTACCACCTCAATGGGATTATATCCCCGATAGTTGGGCTACACTCGATGATGACAGTCCTGATGTAAAACGACAAAAAAGTATTAATGAAGATCTAGCATTAGGTTTTCTTATTCCTTTTGTTGGCTTTGCTAAACGATTTGGTTCAGCTATTGATGAAGTAGGTAACCTATACAAAACACCACCTGTAATTGTAGGTGAGTCTGAACAAGCTGTTAAATACCTAGCAGATAATGCACCTACTCCTAAAAGTGCAGATGCTGAAGAAGCATTAGCACAATATATTGCTAAACAAGAAGCTGATCTAGATGAACTTGGATATTATAATATGTCTAAGAATTCTGATACTAACATTCCTATGAAGGGTGTACATGACTTGTACGACTTTAGAGAAACAGGTATGCGATCAGTAGATGACTTTGGTATTGTTGGTGCTAGTATTGATGCAGCACGCATTGCTGCTAATAAAGATACAGTATATGGTCGTTTAGGTAACTTTATTAGTGAACCTGCTCTTAAGTATGGTCTTGAAACACCTGGTGGTGTAGAAGAGATTACTGTAGGTCTTACTAAACAACTTAAAGATGCAGACCGTTATAGGATGGATGCAGCTGATTGGGCTATTAGTTTTGATGAAGTTATAGAACAAGGTGATAATTTAGTTGTAGAACTGTTTGATCCTTCTGCCAGTGTAGATGACATCAAACGTCTTCTTGGTCCGTCAATCCAGACTAATGAGTTTGGTGTTGATGTATTAACTGAAGAAGGTTATAGTGGAGCACTACGTTCCATTAGTAACATGGTTAGTGACTACACTGATATGGATGTAGCTAGAGCACAGGCTTATACTGCTACATCTATGGCAGGACAGATTGCTGATTTGTCTGAAGGTGTCCGTATTAATAGAGGTTCTATTGCTGTTGATACTGCTAAAGAAAAGATTCGTGATAATCTTGCTTTCTTACAACAACTTGTAGGTTCTACTAAATACTATGCAACTAAAAAACGTGGTTTATTAGCTCTTGGTGAGCGTGTTAAAAACTTTGGTAAATCACCTGAACAGATTTCACAATCAATCCGTGAGTCTTACCCTCAAGCTTTAAGGAGTATTCAATCAGATAGTGAGAAGTTTACTGAAAGCTGGGAGTATTTAGAAGCTAATCGCCCTGAGATCTTAGATTCATTCCTTGAACTATATGAACTTAGTGATGGTAAGATTAATACTATTGCTAAAATGAATGACGATATTCTAAATACTTTTGTGAGGTGGCGTCCTATTTATGATGGCACACCAGAATCACCTAATATCCTTGCACAAGCTGTGAGGGGTAATTACTATAACTCGTTGTTGTCTGCTCCTGCAACGGCAGCTAAGGCATTGTATGGTAACCTAAGTGGTTTAGTAGCTGAACCTGTTACTTATTTTGCTGGTGCATTAATGAGAAAAGATCTGAAATCACTTCAACGTGGTTGGATGGCTTACAGTGCTGTTTTTGATACACAAAAGAAAGCATTACCTTATGCTGGTAAGTTGTTTACTAAAGCATCACAAAACCCTAACTCTGTAAAAGGTCAAACACGTCTTGATCTTGTTATTAAACAAGAAGAGAAACTAGAACAATATCGTTTTATTGCAGAACAAGAGTCTGTACGTGGTAACCATGGTTTTAAATACTTAGTTAAGTTATTTGAAGACCAACAAGCAATGGCAGCTGATCCTGTATTTAGGTTAACACCTAATTTGTTTACAGGTTTTGATGGTTGGACTGGTGCTACATTAGCTAATGCACAAGCACGGTTCCGTGCAATGGATGAGCTTGATCGTTTAGGCGAAGCTGCAACACCAACTAGAATTAAAGAACTTGCTGAAACTGAATACAATAATATGTTTGATACGAACGGTATTATTGTAGATCAGGCTGTTAAATATAACAATGCTGATATTGCTCTTAACTTAGATACAGGTTTAACAGAACAAGTAAATGGTTTACTTAGAACATTACCTGGTCTTACACCATTCCTTACGTTTCCAACAACGATGATGAATATGGTAAGGGTTGCTGATGACTATATACCTTTTCCATTACGTTCATTCCAAGCAGATGTAAATGATTTAGCATATACACCTGTACAAACTTTTATGGAATCACCTGAGTTAGTAGATAAAATTCTACTTAAACGTGGTCATAAAATTAATCAAATGGATGAGACTGCTAAATTAAATACTCTTATTGATCTAAAGAATAAAACTCTTGGTAGAAAAGGTATTGGTAGTTTTGTAACTACAATGGTTATTGGTAGTGTTATAAAAGATAAGCTGTTTGGTGATGGTTTATTTACTACAACAGGTGATGGTTCAGTTGACCGTCAACTTAATCGTGCACGTCAAAAGAATAGTAACTTTAAGACACGTTCTGTTGTTGGTCCTGATGGTACTAGGTTTGAATACAATGAACTACTTGGTCCTGGTTTAAGTAACTGGGTTGCAATGGTTGCTAACATTGCTGATAACTTTGACATGCTAGGTGAAGCTGCTACTCAACACTTATTTGAAAAAGCTGCTTTTATTCTTTCAGCAGCATTAACAGATCAAGCTGGTATCTCTGCTTTACGCCCTCTTGTAGAAACTTTAAGTGGTAATAAATTTGCAGCTAATCGTTTTGTAGCTGGTCAAATTAACTCACTTGGTCCACTTGCTGGTATGCGTAATGAATTTGGACGTATTCTTGATGGTGGTTATAAAGAAGTAAATAATAATATTTTAGAGCAACTAGCTAATCGTAACCAGATAATGGGTTTAATCGATACAACTAATAGACTACCTACTGTTATTAGTCCTATCAGTGGTGAAGCACCTAACAAGTATAGTATGTTACAACGTATCTATAATACTTATTCCCCACTTAAAATACACCCAGCAATGTCTAAAGAAGAACAATTCTTATATGACATTGAATATGATGTTTCATCTGCATTTAGAACACGTAATGGTGTTGAACTTCTAGCTAACGAACGTGCAGAGTTAAACGCTAAAATGGGTAAACGTGGTTTCTTTAGACAAGAAATCAATAGGATTAGTAAGATTGCAGATGTTCGTAATACAATACAAGAATTAAAAAAAGCAAGACGTTTTCCTAATTTTACAAGTTCTGAAAGTTTACCAATTGGTAAGTATGATCAAGTTCATATTTTACTAAAAGATGCACAAAAACAAGCTGAAGAATTAGCATTTTCTGAACTTGATTTTGAAATGCAAGATGCTATTCAACAACGTATTAATCTTAAGAAAATGAATGATAGAAATGCTGAACTAGGAATTATCCCAACTAATCGTTACTAATGGCAATTACACAAACTACATATACAGGGAATGGTTCCACAACGAACTATTCATTTACATTTGAATATTTGAAACAAGCTGATGTTAAGGTAACACTTGACACAGTTGCTACAACTGCATTTACATTTGCTAACGCTACAACTCTTGCATTTACTACAGCACCTGCTAGTGGTGTCGCTATTCGTATCTTTCGTGATACTGCTATTGATAATCTAAGTGCTACATTCTTCCCAGGTTCCGCCATTAAAGCTGAGGATTTGAATGAGAACTTTACTCAAAACTTGTATGTAACACAGGAGTCTGACTTTGAAGTAGATACAGCTAATACAACAGCTAATACTGCAAAGACAACAGCTGATACAGCATTAACTAACTCAACAACTGCAATTAGTACAGCTAATTCTGCTACTACAACAGCAAATACAGCTATTACCACTTCTAATTCAGCTACAACTACAGCAAATGCTGCTACAACTACAGCTAATACTGCTAGTACTAATGCAAGTTCTGCAGTTACTACTGCAAACACAGCAAGTACTAATGCTACAGCTGCAGTCAATACAGCTAATACAGCATCTACTAATGCTAGTGCTGCTGTAACGACCGCTAACAGTGCTCAAGCTGATGCTACTACTGCAATTAGTACAGCTAACTCTGCAACCGCTACAGCCAATTCTGCTACGACTACAGCTAACAGTGCTGTAACTACTGCTAATACAGCTAACACTAATGCTACTGCTGCTCAAACAGCGGCAACTAATGCTCAAGCTTCTGCAACTGCAGCACAAACATCAGCTACAGCTGCTCAAACTTCAGCTACTGCTGCACAAGCACAAGCTACATTAGCTGCTGACGTTCGTAATGCATTTACTGTTACTGATTCTAATAGTGATGGAACCTTTGACTTTGTTGTTGGTGATATTCCTATTAAAGGTAATGCTGGTGTTAAGCTACCTTTTGAAAGCGTCACGTATGCTGAAGAAGGTGCAATTAGGTATAACAATAGTTTAGATAAGATTGAACTATATAATGGTGCTGGTCAATGGGTAACAGCGGGTGGTGGAGCTTCTGTCAGTAGCACACCTCCTACCCTACCTAGTGCTGGTGATGTCTGGTATGACCATGATAATGGACGTGCATATGTCTATTATAATGATGGTGATAGTAATCAATGGGTTGAAATGAACCCAAGTTGGAATGGTTATGTAGCAGATAATAGTGTAACTAGTGCTAAGATTGTAGATGGTACGATTGTTAACGCTGATGTTAACGCCAGTGCAGCTATTGCTCTTAGTAAATTAGCTACAGGTGCTCTACCTTCAGCTATTACTGTTGCCTCTTCTAATATTGTTGACGGTACGATTGTTAATGCTGACGTTAACGCTAGTGCTGCTATTGCTCAAAGTAAGCTAGCTTTAGACATTACTAACAGTGAAGTCAACGCTAGTGCTGCTATTGCAGGTACAAAGATTAGCCCTAACTTTGGTAGTCAGAATGTATTGACGACTGGTTCGGTTGGGATTGGAACCACATCTCCAGAAAGCAATGCTCAGGCAACAATTTACGAAGACAGTGGAAATACGCCACTTTATTTGAAGGCAAACAACACAAACTCTTTCCTTTATCTTGAAGACAGCGGCACTGCATCGTTCAAGGTTGCAGTTGGTTCCTCAAATAACAACCTCAAATTTATTACTGACGGTTCCGAGCGCCTACGGATCGCCAGCTCGGGAAATGTTGGGATTGGAACTTCGAACCCTAATGGATTACTGACAGTTCAAGCAGATAGTGGGCGTTTAATAACGTTTAGAAATTCGACTACAGGTACAGGTTCTGGTGATGGCTCTTATATTACATTAAGTGGCAGTGACCTTCAGATAAGCAATGGAGAGTCCGCTAACACAATCTTTTATACAAGTGACACCGAGCGCCTACGAATCGATAGCTCGGGGCGTGTTGGCATTGGAATAAGTAATCCTGACGCTTATTACCAGCATGGCCGTTCTTTAGTTGTTGGTGCTACAGGAGCAAACAGCGGCATCACTATTAGAACAGGCAATGCAAATCAAGGCATTCTTGCCTTTGCAGATGGAGTCAGCGGTGGAACGCAACAATACGCTGGATATGTGATTTACGATCACAGTAATGACAACATGCTATTCGCTACTGGTGCTGCAACGCGCATGCGAATCGACAGCGCGGGAAATGTTGGGATAGGAACAACTCCAAATAGCGATTCACAATTACACGTCAAATCAGGAGCTAACGACAATAATCCAATACTTCGCCTTGAAGCAGCAACTAGTAACTTTTTAAACTTTAGGCAAACTGGTTCTGTATATGATATTCATGTTACCGCTAATGACCCTTTAAGTTTTTCGATTGGCGCTTCCGAGCGGGCGCGAATCCTTCCAAGCGGCGGCCTAACTTTCAACGGCGACACGGCTGCTGCAAACGCTCTTGATGACTACGAAGAGGGCACTTGGACACCTCGTTTAGGTGGAACAACTGGTGGGAACTATACGCCAGGAACTAGCAATCATGGGTGGTATAGAAAAGTCGGATCAATCGTATATTATGGAGGAACGCTGCACTGGATTGCACAAGTAACTGCTGCTTCTGGTGCAATCTATATATCGGGTCTTCCTTATACAGCTACTTCTACTGCTGACGCAAGATCACCTGGAAGATTAGGAGGAATGGGGGCTGGAAGCCTTACTTTTACAAGTGGATTTAGTCAATGGGCATTAATTATAGATCCAACAGCAACTTTTGCATATATAATTCAATTAGGATCTAGTGGTAGTAGTTTTAGTCATCATCCCACTATAGCTTCTAGTGGAATTGTTTATGGATTTGGTGGTATGTATATAACAGCTTAATAGTAAATAGTACGCCTAAGCCCGCAACGGCTCAAAACTAGCCTAAACCTATTTCGTCTGGAGGACGTTCTTAATGGCTATTACAAAACGACTGGAATACAAAGAAGAGATCCTGCCCAATCAGGTGATCCAAATCCGCACCACCACTGTGGTCGAGGAAGATGGTGTTGAACTGGCACGTAATCATCACCGCCACGTTGTCTTCCCAGGTGATGACGTAACTGGTGAAGTGCAGGAAGTGCAAGACATTGCAGCAGCTCTGTGGACTGCTGATGTGATCAGTGCATATCAGGCTTCGATTGCTGCCTCCGAACCTGGAGGTGAGTGATGCCAATTACATTTCCAAATAGCCCTTCGACTGGTGATACTCATACTACATCGAACGGGTTACAATATACATATGATGGTGAGAAGTGGACAACTATCGGTACTAATAGTGCCGGTACTTGGACGCGAACAGGTACAACAGTTAGCCTGACAACAGCAACTGATGATTTAAATGCTAACACTGCTACTTTTAGTGGTGCTGTAAATTTTGATGATAACGTTATTGTTAAAGGTGATGGTACAAATGGTAGTGGTGAATTAACTCTTAACTGTGAAAATAACTCTCATGGTATTAAGATTAAAGGACCACCACATAGTGCCGGTGCTACTTATACATTAACGTTACCAAATAATACTGGTACTAGTGGTCAAGTATTGACTACGAATGGTTCTGGTGTTAGTTCTTGGTCTACAGTTGACTTATCCTCAAGATTACCTCTTACAGGAGGTACGTTGACTGGTGGTCTTACTGGTACTACTGCAAACTTTAGTAGTAATGTGGGCATTGGCACAACGTCGCCTAGTTCCAACCTTGATATTGAAGAGGCTGGTGCATCTGCAAACGCAGAGTTGGCAATCAACTACACAGGTTCAGGGTCTGGCCGTACTTCAGCCCTTCGGTTTCAACGTGGTGGAAGTAACTTTGGTTTTATTTGTGGCGCTACCTTTGCGCTTACAAGTGGTAACAATGATGATCTAGCAATCGCTCCTACCTCGGGCAAAAACCTTTTATTTGGTATTGGCAATAGCGAAAAAGCTCGAATCGACAGCTCGGGCAATGTTGGGATTGGAACGTCTTCGCCAACTACTAACCTTGAGATTAATGGCGGAACTAACAATAATATTGTCCGAATTGTTTCGACAGATGCAAATGCAAACATTGAATTTGCTGATAACACCACCACTAGCGGTTGTCAAATAGGCGCTAATGGCGACAATCTCAAATTCGGGATTAGCGGCAGTGAGGCAATGCGAATCGATAGCTCGGGAACCGTGGGCATCGGATGTGTGCCGAGTAGTTTTCAATCTGGATTTGATGCACTACAAATTGGTGGCAACCTGGTCTTAAACGTTGACAGCACTGGCGTTGGA